CTTCGGGTCCTTGATTATCCCGGGGTGCTCGAGGACGCCGCCGGGCGTCGCCCCGTTGCTGAAGAACGCCGCGCCGTACTCCTCCGCCGCCATCGACATGCCCAGGGCGTCCCTCGCCATCGCGATTGGGGAATGCCCGACCAGCCCGTCGAAGCCCAGCCCGGGGACGTGCAGGATTTCCTCTTGCCGGAAGACGCGGGGGTCGCCCTGCGGGTCGAGCGTGTAGGCGAGCCGGCCGTTCTTCCGGGAGACCTCCACCTTGTCGGGCGGCAGCGGGTACAGCGCGGACACCCGCGCCGAGCCGTCGCGGACTATCTGCGCGTACGCGTTGCCCCACAGGAGCAGGTGCCCCATCAGCGCCTCGCGGAACGCGAAGCTGGTCATCTCCGGGTTCGGCTCGCCGTGGAGCAGCGGGTACAGGGGGTGGCCGGACGCCTTCTCGCGGCCCTCTTTCGTGGCGACGTAGGTGTGGAGCGGCAGGCTGGCGACCGTCTCGGCCAGTATCCGGACGCAGGCGTACACCGTCGTGAGCCGCATGGCGGTCTGCTCGTCGACGACGTGGCCGGAGGCGGACCTCCCGGGCATGAAGTCCATGCCGCCGGGCCGCTGCGCCGGGCCCCGCCTGTTGCCGAAGTGCCTGAAAAGCTTGGTGAACGGGTTCATAGGACGATCAGGCCCCTTTCATCGTATATGCTCGCGGGCTCCGCCGCGCCGCCGTGCCGCAGGGCGCGGTCGAGTGCCATGACCAGGGCGACGATCCCGTCGATCTTCTCGCCGGACTTCTCCTTGTCGGGCTTCACGTTGCCCGCAGGGTCGGTGCGCACATGGACGTTGTCTGCCATCCAGCGCAGGACGGGGTGCCCGCCATGCGCCAACCTGCCCCCCAGCACCAGGCGCATCAGCTCCTTGGTGGGCTGGGACAGCGACTGGAAGCCTTGGCCGCATGGCACGAGCGTGAAGCCCGCCGCCTCGAGGCGCTGGACCAGGTGCGTCGCGCCCCACCTGTCGAAGGCGACCTCGAGGATGCGGTACTCCTCGCCGAGGGCCTCGACCTGCCTCTCGATGCGCGAATAGTCGATGACGTTCCCGGGGGTCGCGAAAAGGCGGCCCTGGCGCGACCAAACGTCGTACAGGACATGATCTTTCCTTGCCCGAATGGCGAGGCTCTCCTCCGGCACCCAGAAATAGGGGAGGACTTCGTACTTGCCCTCGGGTTCCTCCGGAGGGAAGACCAGGACGAGCGCCGAGAGGTCGGTGGTGCTCGACAGGTCCAGCCCGGCGTAGCAGGGGCGCCCCCGCAGCGCCTCCGGGTCGACCGGATCGGCGCAGGCGTCCCACCTGTCCATCGGCATCCAGCGGACGGACTGCTTCACCCACTGGCACAGCCGCAGCTGCCGGAAGGAGTTTTCCTCGACGGGGTTTTGTTGCGCGCTCTCGCAGGCTAGGCGCAGGTTTTCCTCGCTGATCGTGCTGCCTAGCGACGGGTTCGCCTTCGCCCAGGTCTTGCTGTCCGTCCAGTCGTCTTCCGGTCCGGCGGAGTAGATGACCGGGAGGAACGTCGGGTCGGACTTCCTGCCGTCGCGGATGTCGATGGCTTTCTGGTGCAGCTGGTAGCCGATGCCTGCGGTGCTGCTGCCTGCGGTCGAGATGAAAAAATGCACCGGCTGCCTCCGGGCATCTGACGAGCCGTGCGTCATGACGCGGAACAGCTCGGAGTCCGCCACGTGCGTCTCGTCAAAGAGCACGGCGTGGGGGTTCAAGCCGTGCTTGCTGTACGTCTCGCTCGAAAGGACCTGGTAAAAGCTGCTGGCGGCGGGAAATATTATCCTCTTCGTCGATTCCAGCACTTTGAGGCGCTTGGAGAGGGCCGGGCACTGCCGAGCCATGCCGGCCGCGTCCCGGTAGATCAGCGCCGCCTGCGACCTGTCGGCGGCGCACGAGAATATTTCCGCGCCGGGCTCGCCGTCCGCGACCAGCAAAAGGAGGGCAAGGGCGGCCGCCAGCGCCGTCTTTCCGTTTTTCTTCGCGATTTCGACATAGCATGTCTTGAACTGCCGGAAGCCGGAAGGCTTGACCGCGCCGAAAAGCGTCTCCACGATCTCGCGCTGCCACGGAAGCAGGATGAAGGGGTTCCCGTACCACTCGCCCTTCGTGTGCCTCAGCTGCTGGATGAAATCTACCGCGAAGGCGGCCTTCGCGGGGTCGAACCTGGAGCCGGGGGCCATGTATTTCGCCGCCAGCTGCGGGACGCCCTTCATATGCCAAACCCTCTCATGCGCATGGAAGCGGCTTCCTGGTTGATCCAGGGGCCGCTTCCATGCGTAGTTTAAAACGACAGTATTAAACGGTTTCCCAGTCTTCGCTAAAAAGCTCGACCATTGTTTCCTTCCACGGGACGCGCCCATGCCTGCTTTCAACGTAAAGATAGGGGGCTGTATTTTTGCTGTGCTCGTCGGGATACTGCGCCCGCACAATTACGTCAGATTTCCAATGGGGCAAACGCATACCTGCGCCTTTGTGTTTTACCGCCTCAAACGCTGCGCCAAAATTCATAATTTGCCTGCTTTCTCTTTGAAACATCTGCGCTTACAAAAAGTACCCAGATTTTTTAAGGCATTGTCTGATGCTCTGCATTGCCTTGGACGGTCCGCCTCGGTATACCTTCCTGCGGACGAACGGCCCCATGTGCACGTACTCGACCAGGGGCTCGCTGAGCCGCCCGCTTATGGCGACTTTCAGGACTTCCCCCGTCTCCGGGTGAACGAACTCCCTCTCCCATTCCCCGGAGGACGCCTCGGCGAACCCCATTTTTGCATAATGATCTTCCACGCTGTCGGCTCCTATATCTACAATTTTGCAAGCATTTCCAGCAGTATGCCCTTGACTTTCCTTTGCTTATATGGTACAATATAATCACAGGCAAGGGAAACCGCGCCGAGTCTACCAGGCAGGAGGCAGAAAGGATGGACGAGCAGGCCATGACAAACGCGGAGTTCGACAGCTTCCTCGAGACCCTCGCAAAACTCGTTGAAGCAACCGCCATATCCCCCGAGGACGCAGCGCGGATCATCCGGGAAGCGAAAACAAAATAGCGTAGGCCCCCCAGCACCGCCTAAAGCGCGGGGGGCCTAAACCAAACGCGGGGCGGGAACCTGCCGCCCGTCCCGCCCCCATCTTAGCACAACGGGAGGCAGGGCGCAAGCTGGACATGGAGGTAAAACGACATGCCGTTTAACTCGGCCAACGCAACCAGCGCCGGGCGCAAGGGCGGAAAGGCGAGCGCGGAGGCGCGATGGGGCGGAAAAGACCCCGCCACCATACGAAACAGGAGCCTTCGGCTCGCGATATCGCAGGAAGAGCTCGGGCTATTGGACGCCAAGGCGGGCGCGGAAGGGATATCTCGCGTCGAGCTGGTCATCAGGGCAGTGAAAGCGTATCGCGCTTGACCTGCCCTATGCGCAGCTGCCGCCTTGCGCAAACAGCTGTCCGGCGTCCACGACGGCGCCGTCCCTTTTTATTTCGCCCTTGGGGAATAGCCTGTGGTACCGGCGGACGATGGCGTCGCAGTAGCGCGGGTCTATCTCCATCATGCGGCATTTGCGCCCGAGCTGCTCGCAGGCCACGAGCGTCGTGCCTGAGCCGCCGAACGGGTCGAGGACGGTTTCGCCCGCCAGCGAGCTGTTCCCGATGGCCCGGGCAGCCAGCTCCACGGGCTTTTGCGTCGGGTGCCCATAGCCGGTTTCCCTCGAGACCTCCCACGCCGTGCTTGCCTTGCCCTCGCCGCACAGCAGAACGGCTTCTTCCCCCTTGACGCGGATGTGGCGTGTCTTTGCGCCTTTTGGCGCCCTTTCGCGCAGGAATATCTGCCCGCCATTGCCGTCCGTGACCTTGACGCCCCCGGCCAGCGACACCTCCGTGCCCTTGCCTGCGCGGAGGGCCGCCCTCCATACCGTTTGGTTTGCGCGGTCGCCGAAAAAGCGGGCGCTTTGCCCGGCCTTGCATGCATAGAAGCAGGGCTCATGCCCCCAGTGGTAGTCGGCATGGCCCAGCTGGAATTGGTTTTTTACCCATATGAGGTACTGCTTCTCCATCAGCCCGGCGGCAACCATCGCGTCCTCGAACTCGCGGCGCGTGCTGCTGGCGTGCCAGATGTAGAAAGCCGCGTCGTCCCGCGCGAACTCCACCAAGTTCTTGAACGAGGGGATCAGCAGGCCCGCCATGAGGTCGTCGCCATGCCTGCCGTCGCCCTGAATCATGTCCCATTCGTAGCCCTCCCCGCCTGTGTATCCCACCCCGTATGGCGGGTCAGTGAACACCAGGTGCGCCGTTTCGCCGCCCATAAGCCGCTTTACGTCGTCGCGGCTGGCGGCGTCGCCGCACAGCAGCCGATGGCCGCCCAGCGACCAAAGCTCGCCTGGCCGGGCGACAGCTGGCTGCTCCGGCTCCACGGGCTCGTCCTCGCTGCCGCCATCCTGGCTGCCGCCGTCAGGCAGGTCAAAACCGAAGGCGGCCATGTCCTGGCTCAAGTCGGCAAGCTCAAGCTCAAGCAGCTCCAAGTCCCATGCCGCGATCTCGGAAGTCTTGTTGTCCGCCAGCCTAAATGCCCTCATCTGCTCCTTGGTCAGCTCGTCGGCTATGACGCAGGGGACCGTGGCCAGCCCCAGCTTCTGGGCGGCCTTGTACCTCGTGTGCCCAGCTACGATCTCCCCTGCGGGGGAGATGACCAAGGGGACAAGGAACCCATACCGCCGGATGCTCTCGGCCACCGCGCCTACGGCGCCGTCGTTCTTGCGTGGGTTGCGCTCGTATGGGTGGATTTTCTCTATCGCTATTTGCTGTATTTCCATACCTCGGCCTCCTGGGCTGAAATTTCTAAGAGTCTAAACAAAATGGGCACGAACCCATTGATTCCCAACAGATTCATGCCCGTTTGCAGGCGGCCTCGGCTCAAAATGCCATGCCTGCCTTGCCGCAGGCTCACCGGCGGGACGCGAGAAGCTTTTCCATCAAGTCGTCGTTCGGCGTCGCGCTGTACGCGCGCTCGCTGTTTTGCGCCACGACAGACCAGATTTTCGCCCAGGCCGCGTTGGCCGCGCCGATGTAGTCGAAGCCCATCTTCACGTAGGGCGACTGAATCGGCTGGTCCGTCGTCGGGTGCCGCGCCAAAAGCCCGGCGCGGTTCTTCGACTCGCATTCCAGCCAGCGGGCCTTGAGCACGGCATATTCCTCGATGTGCGCCGGGTAGACCAGGGGCAGGCAGCCGGTGGTCTCCAGCCATGCCGCCGCCTGCTCGAATATCTCCTTCGCGCCGGGGCAGCTGTTGACGCCGGCCGCCAAGTCGCGCAGGAACTCCGGCGGCGCGGGCATGTCCAGGGCCGGGGCCTCGAACTCCAGGATTTTGAGCGGCCTTTTGCTTGGGTTTCCAGCCAGGACCTTCTCGGCCAGCGGCTTCTTGGGCCGCCCGGCAGTGGGCCTGGGGCTTCCCGTGGGCATGTCCAACAGCCCTTTCTACCAATAATTCCTATATATGAGCGCGAATTTCGCGAAAATTCGCGCGAATCCCCACCGCGTTGAACGGAAGGCGTTTCCAACAGGGATTCGGATGCCCCTACCCCCCGCCCGCAAGCTGGCGGCCATGCCGGAGGGCCATGCCGGGCGCGCCCTCGTGCGAGTAATGGGCCGACGGGGCGCGGATCACGAAGGGGGACATCCCCCGGCTCCGCAGGCAGTCCCGCTCCAGCCTGCGCATGAATGCCTCTATGTCGCCATACGTGAATTGGTTGTCCTCGAACGCCTTGAGCGTCTCCACGCGGAGCTCGTAGGCTGTTTTCATGGTTCCGCCCTCCCCGGCATCGTTGACATATTTCTTCCCGCGAGGTATACTGTAAGCAACAGAACCCCCCGCGCCTCTCCGCCTCGTGCGCGACGTGTCCCACGGGGGGACGCATTATGTCGCGGCGGGGATGTAAACATTTCAGCCTTGCAATTGCAGCATGTTTACGCTGTAAACATGTAAACAAGCGTAAACATCGCCTTTCCCAAGAGGCCGCCAGCCCTGCCATTTGCAGCCCCAAACCGGAGGTGCGCAGCATATGCCCCAGACAATACGCGACCTTGCCCAGTCTTTGGGCATCCTGGAAGCCAGGCTGCTCAAGCTGCTGGCCAAAGCTCCCGAGGAATGGAAGGCCGAGAGCGCGATAGCGCAGGAACATGGCCCCGAGATGTCCGCCGCGATAGATGACCTCGCAAGCAAAAACCTGGTGGAGCGGGAGCGCAAGCCGGACCAGGGCGGGGGGGCTGTCTTCCAGGCCCTGGGCGCGCTTACGGGCCGGTTCCGGGTTACCCGCAAAGGGCTGGCAGCCAGGTGGGAGTACAAAGCAACAAAATACTTAACCGCTAAAGAGCGCTGGGGCAACCGCATCTGGAGCTTCGTGATCGGCGTGGCCGTAGGCATCGGCACCGGCTACGCCTTGTTCGCCCTTAGGTGGAAGTAACGCCTTCCCTAAAATGGCAAGGGCGACGATGAGCCCCACTAGGAACCCGAGGAACGCGATGCCGATGTTTATGGCGGTGTCCGCGTTATTCCGGTAGCTGTCCATGCCCATGTCCGCCGCCCTTTCGTCGATGCTGGATGTATGCCGTGCGAGGATGTAAACATTTCGACCCTGTGATTGCAAGGTGTTTACGCTGTAAACATGTAAACAAGCGTAAACATCGCCCTTTCCAATGGCCGCCCGCCCGGCCGTTCGCAGCCTCAGCCCGCGCTGCCGTGGCGCCGGTTGCGGTTCTGCTCGCGCAGGTGCAGCGCCGAGTGGCAGCCCGCGCAGAGGCTCTGCAGGTTCGCCTGGTCGTGCGTCCCGCCGTCCGCGAGCTTCACCCGGTGGTGCACCGTCGTCGCCGGGGCCAGCCGGCCGGCCTCCTCGCACAGCTCGCACAGCGGGTGGGCCGCCAGGTGGCGGGCCCTCGCCCTGCGCCACGCGTAGCCGTAGCGGGCGCGGGCCGCAGGGTCGCGGAGGCATCGCTCGTACTGCCTGTCGGCGAGCCTCTGGTGCTCGGGGCAGTACCGGCCGTCGGTGAGCGCCGGGCAGCCGGGGTGCGAGCATGGGCGCCTGGGCTTATGCGGCACGGCGCTCACCCCCGGGCGCAGGCGCCTTCGCGCTATTTCTCATGATGCAAGCTTTCCCCGTTTCCCGTAAATTAGTCATCGATAAATGCTCATTTGCCGTACAGCAGCAGGGCCAGCCGGGCCAGCGCCCGCTGCCGCGCCCTGTCGACCTGCGCACGGCCCAGGCCGAGCCTGGCCTGCATCCTGGCGTTCGCGCCCGACCGCAGGCTGCCCGTCGCGTAGTATTCCGCGAGGACCTCCCGCTCCCCTTCCGAGAGGCTCAGCCAGGCCGGCTCGAACCACCCCAGGAACTCCGACGCGGCCCGGTGCCGCTCCCGCAGCACGTCGACCCTGTCCAGCGCGGCGGCAAGCCTTGCCTCGCCGGCCCGGGGGTCGCGGGAGGGCGGGCCGGCCCCTGCGGGCGGCGAGGCGGCGGGCGCGGACATGCCCTCGTACTCCAGCCCGACCTCGCCGGGGGCGATGGCCGCCGTCCGGGCCATGTCCCGGTAGTCCCGCAGGGCGTCCCGTGCCGCCTGCAGCTTGTCGAGGTACATCCACGCTATCATGCGCCCGCCTCCAGCGCCCACGGCATCTCGCCCTTGTAGTACGTCTCGGCGATGCATCGCTGCTCCTCCGCCGGGAGCGAGCGGAGGCGGGCGTACGCCGCCTCGAGCGAGCGGCGGGCCGACTCGGCGGGGCGCCTCGGAGGGGCGCTGGCGCGGACGGCCCTCCACCCCCTCAGGTCGTCGAGTATCGACTCCGCCTCCCTCAGCGAGCGCACGACGTAGACCCTGCCCCCGGCCTTGCAGATGCGGGCGTGGGTCAGCTCCTGCAGGGCCGTCGCCCTGCCCGCAGGGGCCTTCACCTCGAAGCACACGAACAGCCCGCCGTGGCAGCAGACGATGTCCGGCAGCCCGGCGGTGCCGTACATGCCGCCGTGCTCCTTCCAGCAGAAGCAGCCCGGCTGCTTCCTGATGTGCGCCATGATGGAGTCGACGATGCTTTTTTCTGTCATCGCTGCGCTTTCACTCCCATTTATTCCCTCAATTGCCAATTGCGCCGCGCCGCGCAAAGCCCGCGCAAAACCGCCGCGCAAAGCCCGCGCAAAGCCGAAAAACCCATGAAAATCGGTGGATAACTCGGTGGATAACTCCATTCCGTGACGACGGAAATATTTTCCGCCGCGCACGGCCCTCGCTCGGCTCTCTGTATTATACATAGCATTCCCGATATCGGGCATAATAGTATCTATCATGCACAAAATTTTGGTCCTCGATTTGGAACAACTGGCGGGAGGTTGTTCCGCTTTCATGGGTTGTTCCAGAGGTTGTTCCAGCCCCAAACCTTACAGCCGCAAGGCTTTCCGACGACGAGGAACAACTAGCCTCTAAAAATCCCTATTATTAAGAAATACGCGTTTTTTTCGCGCAAGATACCATGCCAATAAAAACATACTTTTTTAATTAATATAGTAAAAAGTTGTTCCAGTTGTTCCATATGGCCTGTATCCCTTGCCGCGCAGCGGTCTTGGCTGGAACAACCTCCTGGAACAACTTCTTTTTTGGAACAACTAGTTGTTCTGCCTGGCGTAGACCCGCTGCTTGCCGTAGGGCCTGGCCTGCACGTAGCCCGCCTTCCTCCAGCCGCCGATGCGGGCCACTATCGCCGCTATCGCGTAGCAGTCCCTTGGCTCGATGTCCTCCCTCCGCTTGCCGAAGCACTCGCACCAGATTTCCATGTTGCTGGCCGTCTCTCGCCTGGCCCCGGCAAAGGCGGGGCTTTCCACGTTTCCATCCACGTCGCCTTCACCATATCCGTCCACATACTCTTCCACGTACTCGCGGCGCTTGCAGACGTCCCAGCCGCCCCAGCCCTCGGGCAGGGGCATGTCGAGGTACATGCGCACCATGCCCTCGCGCCCGTCCTGCTCCATCGCCTCGCGCTGCTCGGCCTTGGCGAACTCCTCCAGGTCCGCGTCGAGGTACAGCCTCTCCCCGGCGTTCGCCAGGCACAGCGCCTCCGCCCATACCTGCGCCACGTCGCCCTCCGTCATCTGCCAGGTGCGCCTCGCGCCCCCGCCCGGCGTCCTCACAGTCCAGAACCGCCGGTTCCCGGTCGCGTCGCGGAGGTACGCGTCGGAGTTCGTCGTGCCGAAGAAGACGCACTGGCGCGGGTGCGGCGCGACGCGGCGGCCGAAGCTGGCGCGGTACTTGTCGTCCTGCCGGGAGATGAACGCCTTGACCTTGTCGATGTCGGCCTTCCTCATGCCCGCCAGCTCCCCGATCTCGAGCAGCCAGTAGCCCTGGAGCTTCTCGGCCGCCGTCTTGTCGTTCATGTCCGTCAGCGACAGGCTGTCGGAGTACCAGGCGCCGCCGAGCCTGGCTATGAGCGTCGACTTCCCGGCGCCCTGCTCGCCGTTCAGGACGAGGATGTGGTCGAACTTGACGCCGGGGCTGTACACCCTCTCGACGGCGGCGCACAGCGTCTTGCGCGTCACCGCCCTGACGTACGGGCTGTCCTCGGCGCCGAGCCATTCCACGAGCAGCGCGTCCACCCTCGGCCTGCCGTCCCACTCGGGCAGGGCCGCGAGGTACTCGCGTATGGGGTGGTACGAGCGGTCGTCCACGACCTTCGCGACGGCGACGCCGTAGTTCCGCGCCGAGAAGGCGCCGTACCGGGAGTCGACGTAGGACACGAGCTGCGCGTCGTCCGCGTCCCTCCAGAACCGCGACGGGTGCTTCCACGGCACCTCGCCGGTGATCTCCATGCCGTCGGCCAGCTGGTTGAAGACGATGCCCGCCAGGCGCGGGTCGTTCTCCAGTATCAGCGTGAGGTTGGCCAGTGTGTTGAGCAGGCGGCCCCCCTTGTCGCGCCTGAGGCGGGCCGCCCAGTCCCCGCCGCCCCCCGGCGCCCCGGCCGCGCCCTGGCGCCGCTCGTCGAGCAGGAGCTTGTTCACCTCGGCGTCGGCCACCGCGAGCTCGAGCATCGCCCCGAGGGACTCCTTCTCGTCCTCGTCGGGGAAGAGGTGGGCCCTGACGAGGTCGAACGCGCTGAGCAGCTGGCCGCTGGCCGGGTCGGTGGCGTGGTGCGAGTACGCCCACTTGCCGTCGTAGACCACCAGGCCCGCGCTGCTGTCGGCGGGGGCGTAGTCGAAGCGCCCCGGCACGGCGGACGGCCTGTAGACGCTGGGCAGGTACCTGGCGATGGCCTCCGGCACCGTGTAGCGGCGGCAGAAGGCCCCTATCGCGCCGGGCTTCGCGCAGGGGTCCTGCTTGCGCCCGGCGTTCCGCTCTATCGCCCTCGGCTGCCGCGACGAGGCGGGCCACGACGAGCAGTCGCGCCAACCCGGGCGGGCGGCGAGCCATTCGTCGGGGTCGAGCGGCGCGGAGCCGACGGCCAGGAAGACGAACTGCCCGTCCGACGGGGTCGAGGGCCAGTACATCAGCCGCTCCGGCTCGTAGGTGCTGTCGTCGAAGAAGTCCATGCCGAGGCCGTCGGCGACGAAGCGTGACAGGGCGGCGTACTCGTCCGGCAGCACGTCCCGGGCCAGCGGGATGACCAGGCGCAGGCGCGGCGCCCCCGGCGCGTGGCTGTGGGTGGAGTATATCGCGCAGTAATATTTCGCCTCGTACTTCAGCCGGTCCGCGAAGCCCGCGTCCGCGTGGTCGGCGTCCAGGGTTATGCCGGAGCGGCATATGACCGAGCCCTTCCTCCGCCGGCCGTCCCTCAGGTGGCCCAGGACGAAGCCGCCCACGTCCTTGACGTCATCGCGCTGGCCCTTCGGCATCGCCCTGAACTCCGCTGCGGTCTCGCTCGTCCGGCAGGTGCGCCCGAGGCGCTCCAGCAGCTCCCCGTACGCGATCTCCCTGTTGGCCCAGCTCGTGCAGAAGCGGCTCGTCCCGTAGGAGATTTTCAACGTTTGCGCCCTCCTTTCGAATGGTGATGATGTCGAATGGGCGCGCGTCATGCGCCGCCGCCCGACGCTGCCCGGACGGCGCCCACGACGCCGGAGAGGACGAAGCGGGCGCAGGGCAGGGCCACGCCGTTGCCCCACAGCCTGTACTCGGCCGAGTCCGTGTGGGGCTGCCGGAGCCACTCGGCTACCTGCCTGCGGCTCTTGGGCCTCTTTGGCTCCCCCGTGGCGCGGCGCCGCTCCTCCCAGGCCCACTGCCAGAAGTCGACGTCCGCCTCGGTCGGCTCCGGCGTCTCCAGCCCGGAGCACCAGTCGGCGGGGAAGCCCTGGAGCATGGCGCATTCGCGGGGCGTGAGCTTCCGCACCGTCCGGCCGCCGGCCCCCGGCGCCTGCGCGACGAAGGTCTGCTGCTTCATCCCCGGCTGCGCCGACAGCGCCCCCGCGCACGGGCCGAGGCCCCGCACCTCGTCGCGCTGGTTGGCCGCGAAGGCGACGGGCCCTTGCGCGCGGGCCTCGGGCTGCCCGGGCTGGCAGACATATTGCGGGTCTTTCCAGTCGCGGGAGAGCATCGTGTTGGCCAGCCCCTCGCTGACCTTGCCGAACATGCCCGGGTGGGCGGCGTACACGGCGTGTTGGTCCGTGGAGGTCAGGGTGAACGACACCTCCTCGTTTATGCCGCTGCCCCGGGGGCCGTTCTTGTCCGAGCGCCCCAGCATGGAGCCCTGGATGCTCATGGCGCCCCCGCACACGGCGGCGATGCCGCCCTGGTTGCAGGCGGGGCTCCC